TTTGTTCAATCGCTCATTGGTACTGCGCAAATAGTATTCGGCCAGTTCACCATTGCCTTGAATGCTGGATCCCCATCGTATCATGAGAAAGTTTGAAAACTTTTTCTTTTCTTCATCTGTGAGGCTGTCATAGAAGTCGCGGTTCTTGCGATCAAACTCGGCCATCTCATTGCCAATACTGAGTTTATCCACGCTTGACCACTCGCTGTAGGTCTGCAATGTAGGCTTTTAATCGACCAATGTCTCTGCGCTGGCGTTGTGTTTCTTCTAGCAAGTCTGTGATTCTATTTTCGAGAGCCACAATTCGTCGATCCAGAGCTTGATCATCTTCTTGCAGGGTGGCTTTGACTGATTTAACAGTGATGTCGGTGTGTTTGTATTGTTGGGTCATAGTGTATTTACTGCTACCACGCCTTGTTATAATCCACAACTTCACAGTTTCTACTGATGTCTTTTACAAAATACACGCACAACGGATTAGGGTCGTCGTTTATGGGCACACACAGCATCTGCCCGTTTTTTAATTTGGGCGCATACCAGGCCACTTCGTTATACACATCAATGATTTCCACTGAATGAAAGCTGGGCCTAAAACTGCTGAGTGGGTTAAACTCAAACACTTTGAATCCGCGATCGTTAATCGATGTCAATGGCAACACTTCTAAATCGCCCAAGTCGGGTTCACCAATCAACACTTGCCAGTCCACAGGCATCTTAATTCTGTGCTCGCCTATGCGCAACACCAGTGCAGGTGCATTGAAACTTTCTAAAAAGATAAGTGGTATGTAGTGGTAATCTGGATCAGCAGGATTGGAATTGTCAAATATGGCAAAACGCATATCTTCCACTTCATCCGGCAAGTGATCCAACTCGTAGGGCTGATTGTCTAGGGTTAAAATTCGCATGTATGTATAATAACAGATTATATTGACTTTTGCAACCTTTAAACTTTTTATCTTACCTGCTCTTCCCAACTAGGGTGGCAGTTGGTTTCAATTCGACTGGTCATTTGGCTTAAGGGTTGGTACAGTTGGTCTTTGATGCCTTGTTGATCTAAATAGGCTGACCAAAGCAGAAATTCTTGTGTGGTGGGTTTTCCAGACCACGGATCAAAAATTGCTGGATCAACTTGTGGTAACATGGTGCGCGCCGTGTGGGTATGCATCATAAATGGTGTAATGTCTCTCATGTAATGTGTAACATTGTCCATAGGGTGCTGCCAGTATGCATAGGCATTACCTAATTGATCTACACTCTCAGTTCTAAGATCTGTTAACAAGGTTCGTCGTTCAAAGGCCTTGTTTTTGTAAAACAGATCCGAGTAGTCCACTGCGCCGTAAAAAATAACATCACTGTCTATTAGCAAATACCACTCTGCACTTACAATTTTGCTTACAGCCAACTTGATCCATTGCTGACTGTGCCAATCCAGCGGCCCAACCCATTCAGCAAATTCGGAATAATGCACAAGATCAAATCTGATATTGTCAGGGATAAAAGCTCGTGCAGTGTCAAGCAATGATCGATCATCATGTAATACAACAACCACTCGTTCGTAGCCGTGCCCCAATCCATGTGATTGCATGCCATCGAGGCAGCGTTTTAGTTTGGGGAAATCCTGCTGGTAGGTTACAACCACTGCTTCAAAACTGGGCATTTACATCCACTCCAACTTCTCCTGCGTGAAGTTGTATTTGGCCTCTTTGTAGAACTGTTTGCGTTTGGCCAAGTGGCGCTTGGCAAACTTGCAGGTACTGGTTATGTCCCAGATCTGCACAAAGTCCTTGTCCTCGGCCTTGCGAATACCGCGACCAATACTTTGAATCACACGCACAAAGCTCTTGCCTGGCTCAATCAACACAAGATTAAAGATCCTGGGTATGTTGATGCCCACAGCAGCCACACCGTATGTGGCCACAATTACTTTATCCGAGCTGGTGGCTACCTCATCGTATTCTGACTTGCGATCCCCGGCCTTGGTTGCTCCGGACACAAACACTGAGTTGGGCAAGCGTTCTACCAAGGCTTCACCTGCTGCAATACGATCCACCAAGATCAAGGTGTTGCCTGTGAGTTTGATCTGATTCACAAGGTCAGCAATGGTATCCAAGCGACCCGATTCTTCCAACAGGTACTTGAGTTCGCTTTGATAGTTGTTGTACTCCACATGGTCCACCAACTGCACCACATTCACATGGCACTGTGCCAACACACCCATGTCCTGCAGTTCACTGGCGGCCAGTTTGTTGATCACGGGACCAATGCTTACTAACAGAGCTTGACTTTCAAACTTTTCTTTGGGTATGGTTCCAGTTAAACCCCAGCGAATTGGCACTCTAGCCATGACGCCTGTGAGCAAGGTTTTGAGTGCATCGGCCTTGGCCATGTGTACTTCATCCACAATCAAACACACCACATCTTCCAAGAAGTCTGTGATAGTGATGTCCGCGGTTTGATTTTTTGTGTTCTTGAGCAGAATGTTCAAGCTCTGCCAAGTGCATATGGTGTGTTGGCGACCAAACTCCTTGCGGTCTCCAAAATACACACCCACATCTAGTCCCAAGGCACGATAGTCATCTTCGGTCTGTGTCACAAGACTCTTGTTGGGCACAATTACTATGCTGCGACCATACTGTTCCACACTGTGGCTCAGGGATGCTGTCATGATAGTCTTACCTGCACCAGTGGCAATCTCCTGCAGGCACTGTGGATTGCTGAGAAAGCCATTCACAATCTCTACTTGATAGTCACGCAACATGATGGGTTTTCCTGCCTGTGGATGACCTTTGGGCCAGGCATGTGTAGCAAAGGTATCTTCCTGTACCTTGGCAAAGTCAAATGTGGTGCGATAGTCTCGCTGGTCATCTAGATCAACATCATAGTTGAACTTGTCCAAGTGTGGTATGATCTCAGGCAACAGATTCACATAAGTGCTGCCACCCAGTTGAAAGTAACTGACCTTGCCGTCCCAACGACCCAGACGCACTGCTGGCAGATAGCGAGCATAAGGCACATCGTATTTGAACTTGTTTACGAGGCTGCGCCGTGCGTCAAGATCCAAACCTTCCAGTTTGATGTTGACTTCATCGCGTATGACAATTCTACACTGTTTCATTGTTGTTATTATACACTTTTTGTAAAAATTTACAACCAATTTCCAAATTATAATTTTATATAAACAGGTGCAACTTTTTGTTTTGCCAAATTAATCAAAATATCAACATTGTTTGTGCGACCAATAACAACTTTACCAAACATGTCATGTAATTTCCATGCCTTTATGTGCCAATGTTGGCACCAATCTTTTTCATAATTGCTCCACCATGAATTAAATTCGTCAATATCTGTAAATGGTAAAGAATCAATATTGTCAAGTGCTATGCGTAAGGTAGGAATAAAATTTATCCAAGGTTTAGCCAATTCACATAAACGTTTGAGATTGTTGGGTTCATGATCTCGCCAATACATGTAAGGATGTTTCCCTAATTCTGCCCATGTCAAATAAACATCACCGGCACTAACAAAAGTTTGTGTATGTTTAAAAAATTCTGGATCAATTGGTTTGATTAAAAGTCCAGCCTTTTCTCTATAATCTAGCGCAAAAAATTTTTTATTTTTTTGGGTATGAGATTCACATAGGTGCAGAGTTTCATGAAATTTTAACCAATCCGGATTTCCATCATAATTTTTTTCAAACAACATGTGCATGTGGTTGGAATATTCTTGAGACTGCTGCAAAAAACGATTCTTATCTACTGCTATCGCAACTAAATTGCCGTAGTACACAAGTTGATCCACTAGTTGAGGCAACTCAACTTCTTCAAGAAAATAAGGGTTATCCCAATCTCTGTATTGCAATGGAATATGCTGCAAGTGTGTTAGAATTTTTTTATATGCCAATGCCATTGTGGTGGAATTCGTTTCGATTTCAACCACCTGATCATTTTGAAAAATTATCCTCATTGAATATTTACAGTAACACTTTTTATAGTCAAAAAAACAGGCACCGAAGTGCCTGTGTAAATGAGCTGCCGTAGCAGCCCAGGAGCGTCACAGCGAACTACGCATTCTTCATACAAGTGGACTCGGCCATGGCCTTCCAGTTAGAGCTAACTTTGGTCAAGTCTGCTATCTTCAGTGCCATGCGCAAGCTCATCTCACGCAAGCGATCTCGATTGACACTCATAAACTCAATAATCTCGTCAGCCAGTTCTGGCGTCAAGTCATAGTCTTGGAACAAGTCGCCTCTGCGAAAGATCTGTTTGATACGCAAGATCTTGTCACGCATGGTGTTCAAGGTAAGATCCAAGTAGTGGCAGCGTGACTGCAATGCCAACAAGTGATCTTGCAGCTTCTTTGACTTGATGTTGTCAAAGTTCAAGTTAGTGATAAAGATCACCGAACCCTTGAAGTCAAACTGATCTGGCACGCCTTCACGGCGCAGCATGGCACTGTCTGAGTTCCAATGAATACGGCGTTTCTTGCCAGAGTCCAATGCTGCCTTTAGCACATTGAGTGCAATGTCATCAAGCAAGATTGAGTCGCAGTCATCAAACACCAACACATTCTTGGGATCCGAATACTTGAACAAGGTGCAGTACAAACCAATTGGAGTAGTGGCACCTTTGATTACTTCGTATTTGACCTTCTTGCCGCTGAGTTGATCCATCAAGCCATACTTCTCTAGCTGATACTCAACGCCATAGCTCTTGCCCACACCTGGCGGGCCCACCACAATCATGGCACGAACATCACCTGAGATAGTGGCCTTGGTCATCTCGTCCAAGATGCCAAACCGCTGCTCGATACGAGCCATGATCTCTTCGTCGGTTTCTTCCTGCACAGGCACAGCCGCCACCTGCGGCACTGCGGGTTCAGCACCAGCAGTGAATTCTAAGTCTTCAATCTTGTTCACTTTCACACGCACCACATCATATTCAGAACCAAAATAACCATCACTCTGTACTGTCACATACCCACCTTTGACCCCAGTCTGGAAGCCTTTGACAAGATTAAACGCAACATCGCGTACCGAACGATTACGATACACACCATTTTTAATAATGACTTGACTCATACTGGCTCCTATTTGTTTTATGATACCGCTATTATAAACTATTGTGATT